GGGCTGCCGACAAACTGGCAACCGTAGAACTCAGCATCGGTGAAATAGGACGACGAGTCATACAACTACTGCAGCAGTACATGACTGGAGAAGATTTCGCTCGCATTGTTGGACCTGATGGTCAAGATGCTTGGATTCCTTACGGTCGAGAGAACATTGTTGGGGAGTTCGATTTCAGTGTTGAAGCTGGTTCAACGCAACCAATGAACGACACGATTCGCAAACAGCAAGCAGTGTCGCTATTGAATGCAATTGCACCGTTGGTTGGCACTGTGATTGATGCGGGTGAGATTGCTCGACATGTCCTGCAATCTGGTTTCGGTATTTCAGATCCTGAGCGTTTCATTATGCAGCAGCAACCGATGCCTGCCGAAGGTGATCCTGCGGCGGCGGCGCCTGTTCCTGTGCCTGAAGCTCCTGGTGAAGCGTTTGCTCCTACGGGTGGTGTGCCTCCCGAGTTGGTTGCACAGCTGCAAAATCAGATGGGAATGACTCTTCCTGCGTCATAAATGGGACACCTTAAACCTCTAGGTGAGCAACCATTTCGGACTCCAAGGAGGGCTTTGTGCCTGAAGAAGACGCAGTTGTGGAGGAATCCCTTGAGGACACTCCTGAAGCAGCAGCACAAGAAGAGGTCGTAGAGGAACCTGGCGAAACTTACGCTGTCAAAATTGATGGCGAAGAGCAGCAGGTCACCCTTGATGAACTCCAAAACGGCTATCAACGTCAAGCGGATTACACACGTAAAACGCAGGAGATAGCTGATGAACGGCAAAGATTGCAGCAAGCTGAGGCGATTGTGGCTGCGCTTGAAGGTGACCCTGAAGGGACAATTCAGGCTTTGGCACGATCATTTGATGTGGCTATGGATACCGGCACGAAAACATCTGAATCATCTGATGATTGGGATGTTGAGGATGACGACCCACAAAGCAAACGCATTAAAGAACTCGAGGGAAGACTTGAGGCTCAGGAGCGCAATACACGCCAACAAGCCATACAGAAAGAAGTCAACGAACTTAAACAACAGTACGGGGATTTCGATCAACAGGCGCTATTCGGCCATGCGTTGAAGAAAGGCATCGGAAACTTGGAAGCCGCATTGAAAGACATGCGGTATGACCAGGTCACTGCTGAGGCAGAGAAGCTTCGTGAGGAGCTTTCGGTGTTGGACAAGAAACGTGAAGGTGCTGCTTTAGTTGAATCTGGAACATCGAAACAACCCAGTGCGGTTGCTGAACCGCCTGCACAGGCGGGGACGCTTCGTGAAGCTTTCGCCATGGCTCTTAAACAGCACAGCTAAAGCACAACTGGAGTAACAAATGGCTGGGAACAGCAATTTCGATGAGATTCTGACAACGACTCTCAACAACTATGTGCCAAAATTAGAAGACAACGTTTTCTCGGCTCGTCCCCTTTTCTATGCGCTTACCGGTAGCGGTATGCGTACAGTCGGTGGTGGCGCGAAAATCGTTGTACCAATAATTTATGGCACCAACTCAACCGCTGGTTCATACAGTGGAACGGACACTATCGACGTAACGGCTCAGACAGGCATTTCGGCTGCTGAGTACGACTGGGGACAGTACGCCGCCACCGTAACAATCAACGGCCTAGAAGAAGCCAAAAACAATGGCGAAGCACAGATCATTGACCTCTTAGAGGGCAAGATCTTCCAAACCCAAGAAACCATTATCGAGAACATGAACACCATGTTCCACGCTGATGGCACTGGCAACAGTGGCAAGGACTGGAACGGCATTGAAAACATCGTGAAGGCAGGAGCATCCTCCTCCAACGCGCTTGGTGGCATTGACCCTTCCGCTTCGGGCAACGCTTTCTGGGCTGCTTCATCGACTGCATCAGCAGGAGCTCTAACTCTTGCGAAAATGGCTACACGCTATAACGCAGTTTCGGTGGGCAACGACCAGCCAACCATGATCATTACAACCGTCACCCTGTATGAGGCTTACGAAGCTCTGCTCACCAGCAATATCCGTTACACGGATACTGATATGGCTGACGCAGGATTCCAGAACCTCATGTATAAAGCGTGTCCCATCACATTCGATGGGGCTAACGCTTCGGGCGCAATGTACATGCTCAACACCAAGTACCTGCAACTGGTGCGCCACTCGGATACCTGGTTCAAACCAACTCCGTTTGTACGCCCAACTAACCAAGACGCTGTGTTCTCACAGATTCTTTGTTACGGCCAGCTGACTTGCTCTAACCGAGCACGTCAAGGGCTGCTCGCAGGCGCTACTGCGTAACAACCATATGGTGGGGGGTAGCTCGACTACCCCTCACCCATAATTTCAGGAGAAGCATGGGGCGGTCCCTTCAAGTCGGCTACGGCAGTAACACAAGACCATATGGTCAACCTGCAAACGATCCTCAAGAACACATCACTGAGTTCGTGGGCGGCAGGTCCGTATCCCGAGTACCTAGCTATGCGGGCGAGACTGCCCCTGCTTCTTCCTGTGTTGTCCCGACTAAGTCGGGGAATCCGTGCAAGGCACCTCCTGTGTCTGGCGCGGATAAATGCGTGCATCACGGTGGGTAAATATGCAAATACAGGACATGAGGTCGTACATCCATTCGGTTGTGGAGATCGACGCTGACGACATTTCTAATGACGTACTGAATCGTTTCCTTGGCGAAGCGTATGACCTCGTCGTGTATTCAGAGAAGCGGTGGCCTTGGTATGAGGTTTCAACGACGTTTACAACTGCGTCAGGTACTTCGGACTACACGCTTGCGACGATTGGTGCGTCAGTCACCAACGGGCTCCGTGAAATTGGTGCGCTTCGCACCGACTCCCAAGTTCTCGAATACATCGGTCGAGACGAAGGCGACGCAACCTATCCGCTAAATAGTTCTGGTAACGGCGAACCATTTCGCTGGTCCTATTGGGAAGAGAAAGTACGGATGTATCCGACTCCCTCTTCCGCTGAAACAATTTATGTGAGGGGCTGGAAGTCACCCACAGCATTCGGCGCTGGCTCGGTCGATGGCACCAGCCCCTCTGACTTCCCTGAACCATTCCACATCTTGTTTGCAACGTACGGGATCGCCCGTGCTTACGAACAGCAAGAAGATCTGGAGATGGCTAACTCGTATCACATGATGTTCACTCGGGAGCTTGACAATCTTCGGTCACGCTATTTGGATGCGCCCGCTCCCCAACCTGTAGTTCTTAATGGCACCTCTGCTCGACGTTGGATGAGCTCAGTCAATCTTCCTGGCCGCCTTCGTTATTCATGGGAGTAGCGGATGCCACGTAACTATTACCTCCAAGCTCTTGAGAGCTTCAGCGGCGGATTGAATCTCCGTTCTGACCAGTTCAATCTGGCTCAGAACGAATCACCCGACCTGCTGAACGTGGATGTTGATCCACGGGGCGGTGTGCGGTTACGCAAAGGTGTTGAAAGTATTGATGCGGCAGGTAGTGCGTTGGCTGCCAATGTGAAAGGCATCGGGTCGTTCTTCACAGACGGCGGCGTGTCGAAACTCATTGCCAACCATGGCACTGCTGTCGTGTACTCCGATGGTGCCGCTGCTTGGTACGCAATTACTGGTCAGACAGCACGAACAGACGGCACTCGAATGTATGGCGTCACGATGAACAACTTGTTCTACGCCGTCAGCGGAGATCTTGTCTCGTTCAAGGTCACCTCGGGATATAGCGGCACTGATCTTGGAACAAACCTGAATGGAACAGCGGGGAACTTCCCTATTGCCCAGTATGTGTCGTTCTGGAACAACCACATGTGGACAGGTAAAACCAGAGAATCTGGCACCTACCACAACTCTCGAGTGCGCTGGTCACATCTAAACGACCCAGAAACATGGGATTCAACAAGCTACGTTGACATCGATATTGGTGAACGTGGCGACGAGATCACAGGGTTCGCCCCAATGGCAGACCGTCTAGTGATCTTTAAATCCAACAGCGTGTTCGCAATGTTCGGTCACGACACCGAAACATTCCAAATGGTTCCACTAACCCGTGACGTGGGTTCTGTCGCATTGTCGTCACCAGTGTCCACACCTTTGGGTGTGTTCTTTTGGCATGACCAGAACGGCGTCTACTTGTATGACGGACAGCAATTCAATTACCTGTTCGACAAGTTGAAACCAGCTATTGAGGATGGACGTATTCGTTTCACGAATGCTCCACAGCTGTCATGGTTCCGCAACCGTCTCTATGTCTCTGTCGATTGGACTGAAGAAGGAGTTACAGCACGTCGAGTGCTGATCTATGACCCATCTCTGGGGATGGATGGTGCATGGACTATGAGCGACATCGATGCCATAGCGCTCCACACTCACACTCCTCCAGGTGGAGAACCATTCATTGTTGGAGCTTGTTCAGCGAACACAGGCCGAGTCGCCAAACTTGAACAATCTCGTCACACAGATCTTTATGGTGCTGGCACTGGAGCACGCATCCCTTCTCATTTTGTTACACCATGGATCGCTGGGAAGAATCCGATTGTTCAGAAGCGTTGGGGAAAACCTCGTTTCGTTATGGACACATCAGCTTCAGGAACAGTGAATCTCGAGGTCTACAAGGACTACGACAAAGCAACGTCGGTAAGTAATTCGTTTGCTGTTACTGGTCGCGGCTCAACTTCTGTGTTTGGGGTGGCTACGTGGCGTAACTCTGCGGGAGATGTTGGTGATGGCACTTGGGCGGCCAGCGCTGACAACAGCATTACCGACATCATCAAGCTCACAACTATGGGATCAGCGAAATCCATTGCCATGAAAGTCAATGGTCCTGATCACACGTCGGCCTGGGAGGTCAACTCCATGATGTTCACTTATCGACCTAGGAGACTGCGATGACACTCTCTGTGACGAACACGTTCAGCGCGGGGGCATCCATTGTCGCTAGTGAAATGAACGCCAATTTCAACGACGTAGAGGCGTACATAAATAGCAGCCCTGGAGTGCTTACAAAGACGGGTGGCACCATATCTGGTGCAGTGACTATGTCTGGTGGCATCACGGTTTCTGGTGACGCAACATTTGATACGTCAACGCTGAAGGTTGATTCAACGAACAACAAGGTCGGGTTCATGACGGCGACGCCGCACACGTTCCCACCTACCCCAGCGAATCGTTCTCCCTATAACACCAACAGTGGCGGCGGCGGTACTGGTACTGATCGTTCCACTCGGGCTGAGTATCGGATCGTGAACACTGGCTCGGTGTACGTCGATGGGGACATTATTGGTTGGACTGAATACGACGACAACGCAGGCAGTTGGCGCACTCAAGGTACTGGTGCTGGGGAGTATGAGCCTGGTAGCGGTACTCGTATTAACACTCAGTGGATAAATGTGCGTGGTAACGCAGATATTTCTGGTGAGCTCAGAGTTCAAACTCGTTACGACTATGCCCGTATCTACATGGGTAACGACTACACAACGAATCAAGATTACATCGAGTGGAAAGACACGCTTCCTGGCACATCTCTTCCTGGCTTCCAGTTCGTTCACAACGACAATGCCCACCTCACTATCTCTGAGTCAGGATCTGTAGGCAGCGAAGTACTTGACCTACGTGCCGCTAATGGGTGGCCGACATTGTCGTCCACCACTACAGCGGGCATTACAACTACTGGATCGAACCAGTTAGGCAAGGTGTCTTCATCTTCTCGGTACAAGGAAGAGATCGCTGATCTTGATGTGGCTACTGCGAAGACGAAGGTTGCTGCGTTGCGTCCTCGGACGTTTAAGTGGAATGAGACTGTGGCTACTGCGTCGGGTATGGACTATGCCACGCAGGGCGATGAGACTGGTTTGATTGCGGAAGAGGTTGCTTCGGCTGCTGCTGACTGGGTGTCATACAACGATGACGATACGCCTGAGACGTGGCGTCATCAGTCTGTTCTGTCAGCTGTTGTTGCGGTGGTTCAAGATCTTGAATCAAGAGTGGGGGCGCTTGAATGAGTGTTGCCACGACGTACACGAACCAACTAAATGCACCTGTTCAGGTAACCCTGACGAACGGTCCCACTTATGAGGGAACGTGGTCGTCGGGCACTGCCTATCAAACAGGTGATGTCGTGACGTACAACAACACTGCCTATATTGCCCGTCAAAATAACACTGGTCAGACTCCAGGCAATACGACGTACTGGCAGCAGATGGCTCCGACGCCAAGTGCTGGTGCTGGCGGAGCGACCGGCCCAACGGGCCCACAAGGCATTCAGGGCGTACAAGGCAATGCTGGTGTTGATGGCAAAACTGTTTTAAGTGGGCAGACTGATCCTGCGTCGGGCACGGGTGTTGATGGCGATTTCTATATAAATACTGATACGTCGAAGATCTTTGGTCCGAAAGCTTCTGGTGCTTGGCCTACTGGTGTGTCACTGATTGGTGCCGCTGGTCAAGACGGACAAACCCTGCTGAACGGTACGAATCCTCCTGGCAATGCTGTTGGCAATGTCGGTGATTTCTATATCGATACGACTTCTAATCAGATTTATGGTCCGAAGATCACTTCGACAAACTGGGGTTCGGCAACCAACATTCAAGGACCACAGGGCATACAGGGGCAAACGGGCCCCACGGGCCCAACTGGTGATCCAGGTGGGCCGCCAGGTCCCCCAGGGCCGTCAGTAACTGGTCCTCCTGGGCCGACCGGCGCTCAAGGCGAAGCAAACGGTTTGCTTGATGGCGGTTCACCGTCCGACACATACGGGGGCATTAGCCCCATTGACGCAGGAGGCGTTACCTGATGCCTATTCAGATTCAATTCCGTCGAGGCACGTACGCCCAATGGAGTAGTTCTAACCCTGTTCTTGCTGATGGCGAGTTTGCGTTACAGACCGATGCGGGTGGTGGGCAGGCTGCAGGCCAGTTCAAGATCGGTGACGGATCGACCGCATGGAGCTCTCTTGCTTATGGCGGGTTGGTCGGTCCACAAGGTCCGACGACAGCAAACATTGACGGCGGGTTATCCAATTCGACGTACACAGCCATCGATCTTGATGGCGGGAACAGCGGACCACAGTAGGAGCAGATTATGGCTGTAATTATTCAGATGCGGCGGGACACTGCTGCGAACTGGACATCAAACAACCCGACACTGGCTAACGGTGAGTGGGGTTTAGAAACAGATGGAACCCAGAAGTACAAGATTGGTGATGGCACCACAGCTTGGACTTCGTTGGGGTATTCGTCCCTGCCGTCTGGCAGCGCACCCCTCGACAGTCCTGCATTAATTGGTACGCCTACTGCGCCCACTGCTGCGGTTGGAACTGACACTACTCAGTTAGCTACGACGGCGTTCGTTCAAGCGAACGGCACGTCGATCTTGGAAGTGCAGGTGTTTAGCTAATGGCTGTTACTAAAGGTTTATTGTCTGGGACTTCGGCTTACGAGGGTCAGGCGTATGAGGTCACAACGTCTGTGACAACAGTGCATACGGGGCCAACGGCAACTACTTCGATTGATGAAATTTGGATTTATGCG